GCCCCTGAGAGTCTTCCCATGAAGCTTATAAGTCTGTCTACTAGAGCAAAGTCAGACTCAGGCACCGTATTTGGCTGGAGCTTCTCAAAGTCGGTCATTTCGTAGCCGTCGTTGATGATCACATCAAAGCCTTGACCGCCCTTTTTCAGGTTATCTTCGTTGGCAACCGCTCCAATCTTTCTCTTGTATCCAGAGTTAATGACGCTCTCTTTCTGATCGTGAGATATAATGATTTGCCTGTTCATGAGGTATTGGGCCGATCTCAGGGTCTTGGTGAGCGATCTCACTCTGAGTTCTGGTCTGTTTACTTCAGGAGAATAATTCCAATAGATGGGCACAAAGGGCATCTTCTCAAATCCAAGGGGGTTTTCTCCCTGGAACATGAGCTGGTCGTTTAATACCACAGCAAGCTTCCAAACAGATGTTTCAAGCTCAACCACCTCTAGATCCGGTATGTGATAGAGGATCTCTTCTAGTTGTTCTTGTCCACCACCGTAGTCAAAGAATTGATGGCGTGAAGGGCTGTATAGCTTCTTCTTCTTCGTCTTCCACTTGTACCATACATAAGAGAGAACCATGAGATCAATGCGGTTCATGGTCTTTTGTTCAGGCAAAAAGTAGAACGATCCATATCTTTGGATAGTTCCAGACATTGGCACGATGATATCCCTCTTGTCAGGGAATCTGTTCTCTGCCTCTTGTTTTGAAATATATTCTTGACACCAGACAAACTGTGCATCAGAGAACGAGGGGTCTCTACAAAACGGGTCTATTAGAAAACTGTTGTATTCCCAAATTTTTGCTTTCAGATCTCCTTGAGCGGGGTCTGTTGTGTAGTCTAGATAGGGCTGCATTAGGCATAAGCCTGCAGTACAGGCGAGTTCACACCCCCTAAGATAAGCCTCCATGATCCCCATAGTATTGACTTGGTGACCTACAATGCGCGTGTATTGATCAGTAGTTCTGGGATCTGCCCCTTCTGAGGGGTTGTAGATAATGCTTTTCTGGTGTTGTCTTTGGTAACCCGTGACTAGATTTGTCTGCGGTTGGATAAAGTTGAAGAAGAACTGGGAGTTGCTTTGATTGTTTCCACCACCGCCGTACCCATATCCGTTACCTTGAGCACCCTGTTCGCCCGCTTGGTAGAGAGTGTCGATGTTTGATTCGTTCCATCGCACCTGTTCGGTTGGCTGAAACTTATAATAAAGATTATCTAGAAAGTGCCGGACATTGCCAGCATTTGGTTCTACTGAGGAATCCCAGGGTGCTGCGAAAAAGCTCACCATGTCACCAAATTAAACTATTTCCTTACACCATAACAACTATGGCGTTTCAAGAATAGTTTTGAGTGCTAGTGAGTGTTTTCCTTAGTTGTCAATTGGTCTTTGAGAACGAGATTGGCTTGTTTGAGGGCTTCGATCTCTTTCAAGAGAGTATCAATCAGCAAAATATTGCTTTTATCTAAAACCTCTCTACGGCAAATAAACTCCTGTAGGTTTATGTTTTCTACGGCTTTTTCCTCTAAAGCCTCTTTTAGTTCATGTATCTCTTTCACGTGTAAGAGCACATCCATAACAGAGCTAACAGAGCACTCCAAAGACTCTTCCAGAACCTTGTTTTGTTCTTCTAGCCTTCTGATCTCGCTATCCATGTCGCAGATCAGCCTAATCGAACTCTTTCTGAAGAAAAAGTTGAAGTTATCGCTCATTCTTTTTTCTTCTCCCTTTCGTCCCACATTTCCATACAGGAATCAATGTCTTGTGATTTGGCGAATTCAATCGTCTTTAGTGTGTCGGTGCGGGATAAACCCTTTTTCTGGCACATAGAAACGAGGGATGATCGATATAGGATAGCAACGGCTATAAAAGCCTCTATTTCTAACGGCTCCTGATTCTTAAATCCATCGATCTCATGCTCTAACTCAGAAGCCCTTGATTTCATCTCTTTTAAAAGAATAGCGATGGTCTGCATTGCATTTCTTATAGAAAACCGATATGTCAGTTCTGAGTCATTCATTCCTTGTCCTCAAACTCTAATGGCTGCAGCTCTTCAATTCTTGCAAAATCCCACTCTTTGAACATGGCAACACTATATCCATTGTCATCTTCAACTGTTAAAATGCCGTCGTGATGGTCGATTTGCGTACCTCTGTCCACTAGAATCTGGTTTCCTCTAAGTGAGACATAAACCCTAATGAACGGATCTACTTTTTCTTTCTTTGGAGCTACTGTTTTTGCGCCTACTTTTGCCATGAGCCTACTCCTTCAGTTTAACGAGTGCTAAAACATCTTCTAAACGAGCGACAATATGCTCTTCGTCGCCTATAAATACAGGTTGGCCAGCATATCCGTCCATCAAAACAATATCGCCTACTTTATATCCAGCCTGTGAGATCTTGTCGCCCGAACCTATTTGGATGATCACAGCCAGATTCTCTTTTTTCTTTGCGCTTGTGATGATTAAGAGGCCAGACTTGTGAGCCTCAGGGTATTTTACTCTTTGGACAAGTACGCGATCTCCTATGGGGAAGATCATTTCAATTTCATTGATTGCTAGGGTCATTTTCACTCTCTCTTTTTTTCAGTTCAGTAAGGATTCTCTCTAGAACCCCATAAATATCGCCTAAAGCGCGTAGAATTTCGTTTCCATCATCTAAATCCATACTTCCTGATGTCCTCGTACTGTTTCATTTCCCCTTCGATCTTGGGAGCGTCCATGGTCATTCGTTTACCAAATGCAGAAAAAAGTATATACCTAAGGGCATCCACCGCGTGATCGTCGGCCTTTATCGGCTCTTCTATGCCCCTTGCAGCTTTACGGGAATCCCAACAGTACATTTCCATTTCTCTTATCAGGTTAGGGCAGCAATCAACAATTTTAAGTTGATGATTACTGATAAGGTTAGCAACGAAAGTAATGCCAGGAAACACATCATTAACTGCTTCGAGACATCTGATTCCTCGCCTTTTGAGTTCAACACTGAAAGACTCTGCACTAGGGTCCAGATACAAACCACGGACATTATACCCATCAATAAATCGAGATATATCATCGGCAAACTCTCCATTTGTTTTCTGTTTAAATGTTTTTTTGGGATCCCAGTAGAGTTCTTTCTCAACCCAAAAACGAGGGCTGTGATCTGATCTATACCCTATCATTACGGCTGCGAAGGGGTTTTGGGCTCCGTAGTCGATGCCGACGTAGTATTGCTGGGCAAAGCCTGGGGCTCTTGAGACAACATGGGTTCTTCTATCGAAGTCCGAGTAGATAGCTCCTTCTGCCTGTACCCATAGGCCTTGGATGTAACGCTGATAAAATAGTCCAGAGTACTTGGTCTTAAGATCCTTCTTAGTCCTCTCGTCAAGCGAAGGGTTGTCATCAATATCGAAATGAAGCCCATAGGCGTATTCTCCATCGGGGTTATCTAAGAACTGGGTCTTGATCGGATGTACAGGTGAATCTGGGTTACATGTCCCTATGAGCTTGCTATGGCTCTTTGAAAGTCTCGTCGTCAACATATCCATGAATCCTGTCGGAATCGTGGTCATTTCATCGACATAGGCAAGTGAGTGTGTGTTCCCTTGGATTGCTCGAACGCTCGATTCATCATGAGCCCCAATGACGCGGATCTTCTTATCTAGAACTGTGAGTTGTTGGTTGCCTCGCTGCCATGTGCAGTAGCCTCGCATGAGCACATCTGCAATAGGTTTAGCTGCATTGGCCTCAATAGCTGAGAATGAGTTACCTATCATGATAATATCGCTGTCTGGACATAGCAGAATGAGTTCTATAAAGCGAATAAGCGATGCGTGAGTTTTGCCAGATCGCACAGCACCGTGCGCAATATTGATCTTTGCGTTAGAGTTGTGGATAAATTCTAACTGCTTTGGAGAAAGACCCTTGGACGAATTAGAAAGACTCATTGAGTGCTATCGGGGATTACCGGAGCAGGCGCATCAACTGCAGGTGTCTCACTATGACATGAGGGTTGCGCTTGAGACTGTGATGCGTGCAATTGACGAAATCCATTTAAGAGTGTGTCGATTACAGATGCTTCCTGTTTGCCCTGATCAGGATTAACTGTTGGTGGAGTATAGCCGCGTTTGCGTCCTTTGTTGTTGATCTATCTTCTAGTTGCCCCATGCAGGACATTATATAGTTTTCTGCGATGTCTAGTCCCTGCTCTTCCCACGAATTTCTTGCATCTGATAATGCTTCAATTAGTTCAGGATCTCTATTAATATGTTTCAACATAGTTTCGTGCGCATATCCAAGTTCTTTGGATACTTGCGATAATACTCCTTTTTTGGCCTTAATACATTCAAGTATTCTTTGCTTCGAAACATTAAATGGAACGCCTGGTGTTCCCATAATTAACCTATTAAACCCTTTTCTTTTAGTTTACTGTTTCTGTCTGCATAGGAACATGATCTTAGTTTATCTAAGACCTTTTTAGCACGAGGGTGTTTTTTAAGATAGCGTCTGAGTGTTAGAGCGGATGTTTGTATCTGTTTTGAAATTATTCCTGCGTGACCCTCACAATACAGTATAATTTCTATGATCCTGTCTTCGGTATAAGGATCCATTGGGGAAGATCTCACAGGTTTTCTCCGCAATGAGGACACAGTTTCTCTTTTTTCTCAATCTTTTCGAGTTCATTCTCGATATGATCTGACTTAAATCCATCGTTCATCAAATTCTCCATTGCAAATAACTTCAGTATATTTTCCGATTTTTTTACGATACTTGATCCAACGCTTTATAATAATGTCGCAATAAGCAGGAGATAGCTCAATCCCGAAACATTTTCGATTTAATTGCTCACATGCAAGAAGAGTTGTTCCTGAGCCTAAAAATGGATCATAAACACCTTCACCTTCTGCAGTATTGTTACGAATTGGACGCGCCATACATTCTAGAGGTTTTTGTGTGCTATGGGCAGTTCTTTCATCTTCTTTCGATTTCCCGAACGCATTCATATTAGCGATTTCCCATACCGTCACTTCTTTTCTAGATCCTTGCCAATTGTGATTGTGTCCTTTCCGAATAGCATACCAACAAGGCTCGTGTT